TGAAAACATTAGGTTATCAAGTCACACAAGTATTGTAGCAGAAGCAAGTGAAGATATAAATGGTGGATCTGGTGCTATCATAACAGTAGATGAATCAACAAATGTGCAACCTTATCTATTACAAGCAACAGGCAGTAGCATTGATAGTATACTGGCTGTTATAGAACAAAAGACAGGCGTAATAGAAAGTGTAACACACCTAGCGGCAACCAAAGCTAAAAAAGGACCACAAAGCGGCATTTCGATTCAGTTAGAACGCGATATGCTTAACGTGAAGCTTTCAGATATAGCAAGTGTATTAGAACGTGCTGAAAAACTTATTTGGAAAATGTGGTTTGATTGGGAACAGATTGTTCCTGATGAAGAATTTGATATCTATTATGAGAAGAAGTTTGATATGAGAGATAAACATCAAGAAGTTGCTCTATATGAAAAGGCAAAAAGTATTGTTCCTAATAGTAGCTTTCAAAATTACATCAATGCTGAAACTGCAAGACTACTAATTGAAAATGAAGAAGACTTACAGATAGTTATTGATAGCATGACACCAAAGTCTGAAATACCATTAAACACAGATATGCCACACCCACCTATGGAAACACCAGGTGACATGGTAACGCATATGCGTGAAATGGTAGAACAAGGCTACAGTGACCAACAGATTCTGGAATTGCATCCAGAGATTAAAAAATTCTTCGGAAATAACGAAGAAAACAACCCGGACATAGAAGAAGGTTAAGAAACCCCCACTTCTTAAGTCCCTTGCAAGGAGACGTTTAAGATGGACGAATTAAACAAAGAAAACATCGTTACAACTGACACAGTAGAGACTGGCTCTACTACAGATCAGGTTAAAGTCAACCAGGAGTCAGCACTAGCTGACAAAACATTCACTCAAGATGATGTGGACAGAATTATTACTAATAGACTTAAACAAGTTGAACGTAAATTTGAAAACATTAACGTTGAGGAATATCATCAACTTAAATCAGCGGCAGAGCAGGCCAAAGAAGCAGAGATGATGAAGAAAAACCAATTTGAAGAATTACTTCAAAAACAGAAAGTAGACTCTGATACACGTATTGGTAAACTACAATCTGAATTACAAGCTGTTCATGTAGATGGTGCATTGTTAAGTGCGGCATCAAGACATAAAGCTGTAAACCCTGATCACGTAGCCGCGTTATTGAAAAATAATGTTAGACTAAATGAAACAGGACAAGTTGAAGTATTAGATCAAGACGGTAATGTGCGTTATGACACAGACAAAGCAAGTCCACTAACTGTGGATCAAGCAGTTGAAGAGTTCTTAACGCAAAACAATTACTTTAAAACAGCGGCGCCAGCAGGCACAGGCAGTTTAGGTAATAAGAATCCTTCAACCTCTAGAGAGGTGAAGTTAAAAGACTTGGACATGAAAAACCCAGAACACAGAAAACTTTATAAAGAAAAGTTTATGCAAGTGGGTATGAGGTCCTTGACATAATAAAGGAAAAATAAAATGGCTTTAACATTAGCAGACGCAAATGGTCACTTGTTTGAAAATATCACTCAAGCGGCTCAATTTACATTTAATGAAAACGCTTTAATGAGAAACCTTGTAACGCAATACAACATGGTGGGAACACCAGGTATGACTGCGTCAGTTCCGGTTTATCCTAAAGCAACAGCAGTAGGTGCTATCACTGGTGATTTATCAGACGATTCAGCACTAAACAGTATGTCGTCAGTAGACGTAGCGGCACAAGAATTTGGAAACATGACAACAGTATTAGACATCAATGCTGAGTCATCACCTCTATCAGTAGCACAAGACGTAGGTCGTGTGTTAGGTGAAGGTGTAGCTCAATCAATGGATGAAGTTATTGTTGACTTATTCAATTCAGGTGCTATCACAGAAGTTGGACCAGGTGCAGGTGGTGAGTTAACAATTGAACACTTACTAAAAGCAGGTGCAACTTTAAGAAATGCTTCAGTTCCAATGAACGGACTTGTAGCAGTTCTACACCCATTAGCGGCTTTCAACCTTAAGAAAGCACTATTAAGTTCAGGTGGAACAATCAGACAAGATTCCGATGATTCTTCAGCGGCAACTATATTTGGTGGTTCTCCAGAGCTTCAAAATCAAGCTGGTAGAGATTACTTCTTAGGAACAGTAGCAGGTATTAAAATATTTGAATCAGCATCAATCGATGTAGATGGTTCAGGTGATGCAGTATCAGCAGTATTCCATCCGTCAGCTATCGGTCTTGTTATGAAACGTGACTTAAGAATTGCTACACAAAGGGACGAAAGTGCTAGAGCCACTGAGGTAATTTGCACCGCAGCCTTTGGGGCGGCAAGACTTTCAAACGCGAAGATTTGTAAGATCACATCTGACGCAACACTATAATAATTAGGAGGTATAGGATATGGCATACGCAACAAACACGCAACTACAGGCAGTCCAGCCTAGTATCGTTAATCACGGTATCACGGACTTTACGGCCCAACTAACAGAAGCAGAAGCTGATGTAAAACGTTACATCGAAGTTAATTGGTTTAACAAAACATACAGCCAAGGTTTTAATGGTATAGGTCGTAAGATAGGTGCAACATTTGACGCAAGTAAACTAGTAGATGCTCAGTGGCAACGTGCTACTGTCTACAGGGCACTTTATGCTCATATCCTTCCTCTGTTAAGTCCTTTCGCAGTTGGCGGAGATACTTTTAGAGAAATGATAGAACATTACAGAAATCGTTTTGTTGAAGAGATGGACATGGAAATGGCCCAAGGAGTTCAATACGATGGTGACAGTGATGGTAATATCACAGAATCTGAAACATTCAAACAAAGACAAGAGAGGATATACAGATAGTGGCCAGTATCAGAGAAAGCATAGCAAGTCATATAGTTACACAGATTGACGCTATTTCAGAAGTAAAGACTGTAACAAGAGAGCCTACAGATATTGCACAACTTGCAGTAACTAGTTTTCCACACGTATTAGTGGAAAGTGCAAACGAAACCAGAGAGAATTCCAGTATTGGATCTTCACCGAGGCAAGAAAGCACAATAGACTTTTTAATTAATGTTATAGTTCATAGTAATAACAGAGACTCGGATAGAAACTCTTTAATAGAGAAGATAGAAGAGAAACTAGCACTTGATGCTACACTAGGTGGCAACGCCTCGGATAGTTTCACAAGTGAAGTTCTTATTAGAGAAATAGCACAAACTAAACCATATGGACAAGCGGCATTAGTATATACGGCAAAATATTACCACAGTCGTGGTAATGTTTAAGACAGTTTGATAGTAGTCAGACTTAATAATTTATTTAAGAAGGATGAATTAACATGAGTGAAACAAAAGGTGTATCGGGGATTGTAAAAATCGGACCGAACGGTGGAACTAAAACAGCAATGCTACACGTAACTGCATTCTCATTAGACGAAACGTCAGAAACAATTGACACTACGGCTATGGGAGACACAAGCAGATCTGTAATATCATCATTTAGAGGCTTTACTGGAACAGTAGATGGCTATTGGGATCAAAATGACACAAACATTGGTCACGATAGTGATGCGACTGGTGCAGGTGGTGACTCTGGAACAGACGTAGTTGGAACAAGTCCAGCAGTTAAAGCTGGTGACAGAATTGACTTCGAATTGTATCCAGCAGGAACAGGCGCTAATAGTGCATATTACGCAGGTGACGCGATCGTTACAAGTATAGCTAGATCAGCAAGTTTTGATGGTGCGGTAGAATATTCTATCTCATTTGATGGAACAGGTGATCTATCATACTCAGCGGCATAATAGAGTTGAGGTTTAACGGTGCGTTCAAGTAATAATGTAGTTATTTTTAATCACATTAAAAAGAAACTTGAACGTGCTGTTGACCAATTTTTTAATCAACTAAATACAGATGCACGGAACATAACCCCAATACGAACTGGGCGTGCAAGAGACGGTTACAGAAAACTGGGCTCATATAGAATAGGAGATAGTAAGATAATGATAGAAAACAAAGTCCCCTACATTGGTATTCTTGACAGAGGTCGTGGTAGTTTTGGTGGTAAAGTCACTGGATCAGATCAGGCACCTAAAGGCATTATAATTCCTGTTCTAGACAAACTAACTAAACAAAGGCGAACAATACGATGACAAATAAATTAAGATTAATTGATAAAGCAGAATCACACTTTAAAGAAGTATTAGCAGGTGGACTTATGGGTCCTATCAAAGTTGAAGAGTGGGATGCTGAGATTTGGTATAAACCAAGCACAACGCTTCAAGAAGAAGCTAAAGTAATTGAACTAACACAACAAGGTAAGGCTACTGAAGCACTAGTAGTAACATTGATCAATAGAGCACGTGATAAAGACGGTAATCTATTGTTTGATATGGGCGACCAGTTGAAGCTTATGCGTAACGTTGATCCTAAAGTTGTATTAAGTGTGGTAACACAATTTAATTCAGCAAAAGAATCAATTGACGACGTAGTGGGAAACTAAAAGCTCACCCTAATATCTTGTTTCTGTATCGACTAGCTACAGAATTAGGGATGAGCGTCGAACAAGTGATGCAATTGAGTGTTGCAGAAGTAAACGGTTGGGTTAGTTATTTTGATTTTCTTGCCAAAGAACAAAAGAAGGCAATGAAAGCACCAAGGAGACGATAGATGGCTACATCTACATATGAACTTATAGTTAAAGCAGTCGACCAGACAGGTGGCTCTTTAAATAGAGTTAATAAAAACTTACAAAAGACTAACAAAAGTGCGGGTCAACTCAAAATGGGTATTGCCGCAATCGGTGCCGCATTGGCATCACTTGGAGCAGGAAGAGCAATAAGTTCTATAGTAGGAATATCAGCAGAATTTCAAGATTTAAAAACAACATTAGGTTCAGTATTAGGTGATGTAAACAAAGGAACACAAGCATTTGCCGCAATAGCTAAAATGTCTACAAAGACACAGTTTGGCGTTGAAGACTTATCAAATACATATATTAGATTAGCGGCATCAGGTATACAACCTACAAATAAACTATTCAAAACATTTACAGATGCCGCGGCTGTTACAACAGACCAAGTTGGTGTGTTAAATGCTATGACAGAAGTGTTTACAAGAACAACACAATCTGGTGTAGTTGAATTGATGGAATTTGATAAACTTGCAGATAGAGGTTTACCGGTATACGATATCCTAAAACAAAAACTTGGTGTTACAAGACAAGAGCTAAACAAATTTTCACAAGAAGCAGGTAATAGTGCATTAGTATTAAAAGCACTTGAAGAAGGCATTGAAGAAAGATTTGGTGATGCTACAGTTAACAGATTAAAGAACTTATCAACAGCACAAAGTAACTTTAGTATTGCAGTTCGTTTAGCCGCAAATGAAATAGGATCACAGTTCACACCAGCATTAACAGAAGCAATAAACAAAGTAACAGACTTTATAACAGCACAAAAACCATTGCTACAAGCAATAGGTAGTGGTTTAAGTGTAGCTATTGAAAAAACAAGTATAGCAATGAGCTTTTTAGCAAAGAACTTGGATGTAGTTAGAAACGTATTACTTGTAGCATTTTCAGGTCCAGCATTAAAAGCTGTTATGGCAGTAGGTAGAGCTTTCCTCGCAATAGCGGCACCTGTAAGGCTTATTAAACTAGCCGTATTAGGGGCTGTAGCCGCACTAACATTCATGCAAGATACAACAGTTAACTTGGGTGACACTACAGCAACATATGGTGAAGTATTCAAAGCAGTATTTGGTATTATTAAAGATAACATAATGAGATTTGCAAACTTTATGGGTGAAACATTTACTAACATAAAGAACTTCGTTATGGAAAAAGTTGAAAAGTTTCAAGAACCGTTTGCAACTGCATTCGCAAGTATTACTTCTATTGTAAAAAAAGCAATTAACTTTTTAATGAACTTAACAGTAGCATACTATACAACAATATTCGAAACAGTAAGACAGATTCCAAGATTATTCATGGATGCGTTTAATGCAACCATAGAAGTAGGTAAAGCATTTGGTAATAAAATTGTTGAACAATTTAGCAACATAGGTGAAGCTATGGGCAGAGCATTAAGATTAGATTTCGATGGTGCTATGGAAGCTTTAGGTAGAGATAGTGCTGTTAGTATAAGTGCCGCATTTAAAGACAATTTTGGTAAGATAGAAGGCTTAGGTATAGATTATGAAAAAATATTTGCAACAGATAGATTACAACAAACTATAGATTTTGTTACAGAAAAATATACTGAATTAGAAACATTTATAGGTAAAAAATTATCACCAGTATATGATGATTTAAAAGATCAAATAATTAAAAAGATTGAAGCAAACAGAGCAGAATTAAAAACAATTGAAGATACTAACAAAGCTAATTTAGAAACTGTTGGAACTATGGACGACATCAAATTAAAAGCAAGTGAAACAACTGATGCTGTTATAGAACAAACAGAAAAAGTAAAAACAATGGCAGAACAAATTAACGAAAGTATAACTGAAAATGGAAAAAGTTTTAGTCAAAGTCTTGCACGTAACCTAGCACAAGGTAAAGCAAGTTTAAGTGACTTCTCATCCTTCTTAAATAAAGTTCTTGAAGACATCGCCGCAATGATTATTCAAAAACGTATAACTGATCCATTAATAGAAGGTATACTTGGTGGCATAGGTGGAACCAAAGGCGGAGGCGGAATAGGTGGACTAATCGGCGGCCTAATAGGTGGTAGCGGAACAGGCACACCAGCTGGAGGTGGATTTAGTTTTGGTAATATGTTTAGCAGTATTGGCAGTTTCTTTGGATTAGCAAACGGTGGTATTGCACAAGGCAACAAGCCTTATCTCGTAGGAGAGAGAGGTGTAGAAATGTTTATTCCTAACACTACAGGAAAAGTAATAAGCAATGAAGAATTAGGCAGAGGTGGTGAAACAGTAGTCAACTTTAACATCAATGCAGTAGATACACAAACAGGTATGGAGTTCTTACTAAAGAATAAACCACAAATTATAGGAATGGTTAGCCAAGCACACAATCAAAGAGGACGTGCTGGTATAACTAGTTAAGGAGTCAAACAATGGCAGATTTAAATGATGTATGGCAGTGGCCCAACAACGGAGCCAACGGATACGCAACAGATTCAAACGATTGGAAATCAGACAATAGTGCAGGAATAAGTAAACGTGTTAATGATGTATTAACATATGTATACAAACCAGCACAAACAAATAATTTATCTTACAGTGATTTAAGCAGAACAAGGGACGATCTAAATAGAGGTTTTGCGGCTTACAAACATTATCATAGCAGTTACAGTGATGATGCTAACCCAACTTTCAATATGTTGGCAAAGTATCCACAATTAGAGATTAATATTCAACCAAATGGTAGAACTATTGCTGGTATACATCATGAACTAAACAGTAACAATATGCCAAGAATAAGAGTGCAGTTTACACACGCACACGATTTTGCAAATGGTGATGAGATTGAGTTTTTTGGTTTCGATCCTGATTCAAGTGGAAGAGATGACAAGGGATTCAACACAAAGAGAGCATATGTAGAAGTTATTGATGGTTTCAATGTAGTATTATATGAAGACTCAGGTAGAACAATATTAGAACAAATAAGTGAACCAGGATTTGTAGCACAGTCAGATATATTCTTTACAATGTTAGATGATGGAAGTGGATCACAAGATGCAGTATTGCATTTTGATGGATTCCAAGAAACAATGACTACAGGTGCTGTATTACAAGTAGCAGATACATTCAATAACTTAACAGGAACAATAGCCGCTTCAGGTGGAACATCATTGTATTTAGAAAAGATAAGTGGATCAAACAGTTATCTAGTTTACACAGACGTTGGCAGAACAACACACGCAACAATTACAAGTGGACAAGGTAAAGATAAGTTTGCAACAAACATTCCATTCTCAATTGGTAATACAAGTGCTACAGATGGTGTAGCTATTACAAGAGATATAAGTGATAGTGCTTATGCAACATTGCGTGGTGAAATAGAATCACAAAATATGACACCTAACTCAGGAGTTGAAGATGAAACAAATATATTCAGAGGCTTCTGTAGAGTTCAAATAACACAAGGTGTAGGTGTAAGTAAGACTATTCCAACAAGTATGGATGACACAGCATTTTTTGGATACAAGTATACTAAAAGCACAGGAATTATTGAAATATTAAACGATCCTACAGGTGAATTTGCAAGTAGAGATAGTAATGCATTAACAGCTAAAGCATTACCAGCTCACCCAAATACATTCGTAGGTAATATTAAGATTATTGACTTCTGGACATACAGAAATGAATCAAGTGGAGCATATGGCACAGGCACAAGCAAAGTTAGCAATAAAATTCCAGCAAGTGGAACAAATGTAGGTGGAATGCTATGGCACGGTGCTGTTGCTGATACAGGTTTAACACCAGTAAGTCCATTAACACATCCATTAGCAAGTGAAACAGGAACATTGTATAGTGGAAATAAAACAAACAATGATGACAATCATAATTTCGACAAGTTAATATATCAACTTGCAGGTAATAATATTAGAAGCCCTGGTAGAGTAAGTTATTTCTATCAAAATAGCAGTAATGTAGCAACAGCAGGTGCTCAATATGACTTTACAAAGTTTTGGAGACCAGGACAAAGTAGTCACTTCACTCCAACATATATTACAACACCAACAGGCACACCTAATGTAAACAGTAGTGGTTATTTAACTGGCTCAAGTGATTTAGATGGTTTTCCTAAAAGAGGATTATTCACATTAGCAGGACTTGGAATAACAAGCACAAAAAGAATTACAGGCGATGATGTGTTAACTGGAAGTCCAGCTAAACCGTCAAGTCATATTATAGAAAAAGTTGGGTTATTTCCTATTAGTGCAAAAGCAGATGAATATGTAACACCAGCGGCATATGCACCAGATGTATTTGATACAGATGATGAATGGGCTGATACAGGTTTTACAAGCACACACAAATTATGGCCAAAAACTGTAGTTCCAAATGGTATAAAGTTTACAGTAAATCAACCTACATCAACAAGTGTATCACAAAGTGGAATTAAATTAGGCAGAACAAGTGGTGTAGTAAAATATCAAATGGAAGTAAGTTATCCACCGATGACAGCTACACAATTTAAAGAATATGAAGTAACAGCACAAATGGCACAAGGACAAAGCACACCTTTCTATTTTGATTTAAGAAACTATACTAACAATGCTGGATCAACAACTCATTTATTCTACAATGATAGAACAGATTCACAAAACTCAGCAGTTCCTAATACTATAAGAATTAAAGATCCAGTAAGTGCTGGTAGTAAAATAATATTGTTTGAAGGATTAGAAGCAAGTGAAACTGAAGTGTTTAAAAGAGGTGATGTATTAATTGGCCCAAGAAACGGTAATGGTAATTTATACTTCGTGTTTAACAACAATCCAACAAGTAACAAGTTTGGTGAAGTTAAAGCAAGAGTTGCATACGGTCCAAGAGAAGCTAAAGATGGTGATACATTGATGTATAGAAATCCAAGTCACGTAGTAGTAACATTAGGCGAAGACAGTTATGAATATGATATAGGAACAGACGGATTCTACAGAGTTAGTTTCAGATTCGATTTTGATGAGTTTAAATAATGACAACACGATTTAGCAGTGGCAGTATATTTGACGCCCTAGGTAAAAAAACATTAAGATGCTTCGAAGCACTAGCAATAGAGCTTCGTAAGAAAAGTGATAACAGTATGGAAAAGATCTTTATCACAAATGCACCGCACGATGTAAAAATAACTGATAAAGATAGTGCAGGTAATACTTTAACTGATCAAACATTTACAAGTGTAGGACAATTTTTAGGATTTAGTCAGATATCAGAAGAACGATTATTTACAACCAGCGAAATAACAATAAGTTTAGCAGGTATTCCAGCATTTGATGGAACAGTAGATGATGGAAGTGGAAATCAAGTAAAACTAAACTTTATACAACAATTTTTAAATTACAATTATGTAGATCAACCAGTAAGAATATACAGAGTGTTTTTTGATGAAGACATAACAAACATTGGTAACTTGCTTATGTTTGATGGAAGAATAAGTGCACCAGTTATTGAAGATGATCCAGCAGATACAACAACAGTGGCGGCAACTTGTGCCAGTCATTGGCAGGATTATGAAAGAACAAACGGTGTAATTACAAACGATAATAGACAACAAAGTCTTTATACAGGAGATAGAGCTTTTCAATATGCCAGTAAACTTATACAAGATATTAAGTGGCAAAAATCTTAAGGAGTAAAAATGGATTTACAACAACAAATTAAAATGGGTGCTTTCATTAGTAAAAGAGAAGGTATGCCATTCAAATGGAACGTAAACGATTGTAACACTTTCTTTATAGAAATGCACGATTATGTTTACGGAACAACAGATTATTTAGATAAAGTAAAAGACGCATACAGTCACAAAGAAGGTGCTAAAGAGTTTATGAGAAAATTAAAAATAACACCAGCTATGTGGCTACATTTAAGAGATTACAAAGAACTAAAAGCAAAAAACCCACAATGGGAAAACGGTGATGTAACAACAATCGAAAGAGGTTATTATGCCAGTGTTTATGTTTATTTTGAAGGTGCTTTTTGGACAGTTCCAGAAGGACAAGAAATAAAAGGTTATCATCCTAAAGCATTTAAGAAGATAACTGAAAAAAGAAATTGGAGAAAGTAAATGGGTAAGGCCGTAAAAAGTTTAGCAATGATTGCAGTGGCAGTATTTGCTCCATATGCCGCCGCATCTTTAGGATTAACAGGATTTGCGGCCACAGCATTTAGTTTCGTATTACAAGCCGCGGCAAGTGCAGTATTAGGACCTAAAGCAGGTGGAGGCGGTGGAGTTACTGACAGTGGCTTTATGGTCAACAAAGGTTCAAACGTTGCCCCTATTCCAATAGTGTATGGTGATAGACGTATGGGTGGTATACGTGCTTATGTTAACACAACTAATGGTAGTGGAGCAACAAGTGGAACAGAATATTTACACGTTGTATTAGCAGTAGCACAAGGTGCATCAGGCACAAACGCAAACGGTATTGATGATATAACAGCAGTTCAATTTAACAACACAGAAGTATGGAGTGGAAGTGTTAAAGGACAAAGCGGAAGTGTATCAGGTGACTATAGTAGTAAACTATCTTTAAGAATGTGGTTAGGTGCACACGATCAAACAAGTGCGGCTGACAATGCTAGTGGAACAAGTTATAAAGTAGGTGCAAACTTTACAAAGAGTGCAGAGTGGACAACCAATCATAATATGAAAGGTGTTGCTTACATATATGCTATTATGCAATATGATAGAGATTTATTCCCAGGTGCTCCAACTATTACGTGTGATATAAAAGGTAAAAAAGTAAAATCAATAACAAGCACAAGCACACACCCAACAAGTTATGTAAACACAGATGCAGAACGTGTTAACCCAGCAAACATCATATATGATTACTTAACGGACCAGACCTATGGAAAAGGGATTTCAACAAGTGATATAAACATTGAAAGTTTTAAAAACGCAAGAGATTATGCACAAACATTGTTAACGGCTACAATAGGTGGTGTTAGACAAACAAATATTACGTTTAATGGTGCTATAGATACAGCAGATACATTATTCAATAACACACAAAAATTATTGACGTGTGCTAATATGAACCTTGTTTATGCCAATGGTGAATATGCATTGAAACCAGTAAAAGAAGAAAGTTTCACAAGTGCATTTGATTTTAACAAAGATAATATGATAGGTAAAGTTACTACTAGTTTAGGTAGTAAACAATCAAGATTTAACAGAATGAAAGTAAACTTCTTTAATCCAGATTTAGAATGGCAACCAGATAATATAATTATTGAAAATGCAACATACCTCGCAGAAGATGGTGGTATTGTAAATGAAAAGACTGTTGACTTACCAATGACAGGATCAACAACAGATGCAAATGATTTGGCAACTCGTATAGGAACATATTATTTAGATTTAAGTAGACATCAAACTATTATGAGTTTCAAAGCAAGTCACGAAGCATTAAAACTAAACGTAGGTGATCCAGTTACAGTAACACACGATGTTTATAATTTTAGTGCAGAAAAATTTAGAGTAAATAGTATTACATTGTTCCCAGATGCAACAGTAGATGTTATATTAGAACAATATGCACCAGATGCAACATACTTGGAGAAAGATTAATGAGATTAGTAGGCGAAAACGGAAATATAATAGCACAACCAATTGATATTGAAACAGCGTCAGGTATTGATGTATTACAAGATATTGTAAACGATACTAGTCCACAGCTTGGTGGTAATTTAGATGTAAATGGTAATAAAATTACAAGTGTATCAAATGGTAACATTGATATTGAACCACACGGAACAGGTAATGTTTTAATTGGTAATTTAACATTTGATGCAGATCAAACAGTAGGTGCTGGACAAGATAATTTTGTCTTAACATATGATAACAGCTCAGGACTAATAGTTTTAGAATCAAATGCAAGTGGTAATTTAAGTAATGTAGTAGAAGATACAACTCCACAACTTGGTGGTAATTTAGATGTAAATGGACAAAGTTTAGTCACAACATCAAATGGTAATATTGTATTAGCACCAAATGGAACAGGACATACACAATTAGAATTTGACAATGATGCGGCCACAAGTGGACCAGATTTAGTTTTTAA